CAAAACAACATTTAAATTCAATGATTGACATAAATGAAGCAACGATGAACTTTATCGACAGTCAAGAAATGGCGCATTATGATATTGAAACGCTTGCGTATTATCTCACAAGACCATACGAAGATCGAATGATTGAGACTGATTGGATAGTTTCAGGCTGGGATGGCGTTTCAGGAAAATACATGTATTACTAGGTGCAGCATGCAAACGAAATTAATTATCGTCGACGACTTTTATTCTAACCCAGACAACGTTAGAAACTATGCGTTGTCGCAGCAATTTGAAGTTTCTGGAAACTATCCTGGTTTAAGAACTAAACCTTACTTGCCTGAGGATCTAAAGGCATCTATTCAACACATAGTTTTAAATGCTGGCGGAAAAATAACATATTGGTTTGACGATTCAGGATATACTGGCGCATTTCAGATATGCACCGCTAAAGATAGAACTTGGATTCATGCGGATAGTTTTAATACTTGGGCTGGAGTTTGTTATTTAAATCCAGACCCACCATTGTCTGCAGGTACTGCATTGTATCGTTGGAAAGAAACAAAAGAATACGAAAGAAAAAGCAACGACGCTCCTATGCATGATGGGTACGACTATACCAAGTGGGAAATGACCGACTATGTTTCTAACAAGTATAATCGTTTGGTATTATATCGTGGTAACATGTATCACGCTTCAGTAGATTATTTCGGTAACACCTTGCAAGATGGTCGCTTATTTCAAACCTTCTTCTTTAATACGGAATTCTAATGATAAATGTAATACAAAATTTTTTTGATCAATCTACTATTGATTTAATTTATAAAAAATACGAAGATTCCTGCGGAAAACCTAATTTTGAAATTAACGAAATGGGTAGATGGGGACCCGACTTGTATGCTGGTAACTTTGGTCCAGTTTATATTTTACCCATGGACACTGATTTTGATCCATACATTAATCAAGCATTATCCAAAGTGCCTCAATTTGATGGACATGTTGTTAGAGCGTGCTTTTTACATGTGTGGCAGCAAGGAAGCGGTATTAATTGGCACCATGATTCGTTAGATAGCAATCACAGAATAGGATTGACAGTATATCTAAATCCAAGTTGGAATGTGAATTGGGGCGGATTATTTCTCTGGGAAAAGGATGGGCAAACTGGATGGTTTAGTCCACAGTATAATTTTGCAGTATGGATTCAAAGTCCATTATGGCATTCAGTTTCAATTATAACCAGAGCTGCAACTTCACCGAGATTGAGTTTACAGTTATTTCTCGAGAAACAATGAAAGTTCTCCACATTATATTTTCTTGTAATCGTATTCGGTATTTGTTTCCGACGCTTGACTCATTGCGTAATTTGGACCACGGAAACCATCAAGTTGATAAGATTATTATTGACGACTATCCTAGAACTAGAAATGATGCCATATTTGATTTAATAGGTAAACGGTACGGGTTTCGAATCTGGAAGAATCAAGAAAATAAGGGATTGTCAGTCAACTGGTCTGACTTCTTTACCACGCTTCGTGGTATGGATTATGACTACATTTTACATCAGGAAGATGATGTAATTTTAAAAGAGCCAATCAAGCTGGATGACTTGATAGAGTGTTTGGACTCAGACGAAAAGATGGCTTCGGTTGTGCTGCAGCGTCAGCCATGGTACTTCCACGAAAAGCCTTCAGAAATTCAACCTGACGATCACCCGTTTCAGAAATTCTGGTACTCCAAGAATACAAAAACGTTTCCAATTATATTCAGCCTGTATCGCAAAAACATCATTGAATACCCATTCAGAGAATACTGGGGTTTTAACATAAACGAAGGGATGATTATGGTCTATCTAGACTATTTTCATCAGATGTATTCTGCTACGCTCAAGGGTTCTGACGGCAGAAATTTAATTGAGCACATCGGCGAAGAATCGACAGGTAAACGAATATTGCACGGTGAACCAAACTGGGAACAGTTCGCGCACATGGACCCAGATCGAGTATATACTTCTCGAGAAGGTAGGTTGGTCGAATAACTAAATATAGAACTACATGAGAGGTTCTAAATGGCAAAACCTACCAATAAAACCACCCTTAAAGACTACTGCCTCCGAAATCTTGGTTTTCCCGTAATCGACATTAATGTTGACGACGATCAGTTAGATGATCGTATGGACGACGCATTGCAGTTGTTCCAGGACTACCACTATGATGGTACAGAATCAATGTACCTAGCCCACAAGATTACAAATGCAGATATTTTAAACAAGTATGTTACGCTTTGCGATAACATTATCGGTGTATCGCAAGTATTTCCATTTTCCGGAACATCGGTCAGCTCTATGGGTGGCACTGAGTTTAACATGTTTGATGTTAACTATCAGATTCGCCTAAACGATTTTTACAGTTTATCGGCTTCTTCCTATACCTATTATTACATTGCTCGCCAACATTTATCAACGCTAGACTTGATTATTACAGGTGACATCCCATATACCTATAACAAGAAAACTAATCGCCTTTATCTCTGGCAAGATTGGGATGGTAAGTTAGATGCTGGCGATTATATGGTATTCCGCGCTAATCGTGTAGTTGATCAAGACTCTTACGAAAGAATCTTCAACGATTCATGGCTCAAGGAATATACAACTCAGCTATTCAAGCGCCAATGGGGAACAAACCTCAAGAAGTACGGTAACTACAACCTTCCTGGTGGATTGGTTGTAAATGGACAACAAATTTACGCTGAAGCCGACCAAGAAGTTCAAAGACTTGAAGGTAAACTCCGTGACGTACACGAAGAACCACCAATGATGATTGTTGGCTAATATGGCAACTTCAGTATACTTTAATAACCAAGGCGCAACTCGTGAGCAGATGCTCATTGAGGACATGATCATCGAATCAATTCGCAATCATGGTATCGACATTTATTATCTTCCTCGTGAATCGCAATCTGAATTGGACAGATTGTTTGGTGAAGATACAGTTAAAAAATATATAAAAGCATACAAGATCGACATGTACCTTGAGTCGTTTCAAGACTTCGAAGGCAACCAAGAATTTTTCTCGAAGTTTGGCTTGCAGATTCAGAAAGAAGCGCGTGTTGCTGTTGCTCGTAGAACATTTGAGCGTTTTGTGCCTCAAGTTATTCGCAACGTTCCAAAGGAAGGCGATTTGATTTGGCTTCCTGTACAACAAAAAATACTCGAAATCCGTTTCGTAGAAGAAGAAATTAACTTCTTCCAGGCAGGTAAACTTGCGCCTTATATGTTTGGATTAAATCTTGAAGTCTTTAAGTACAATGGCGAACTTATTGACACTGGCGTTGAAGAAATTGATGCTATTACAGATTTGAATTCGTATGGTGTTGAATACGCTATGCAAGTTGGCGGGTCTGGAACATATGATAAACACGAATATGTTTTCCAGGGAGCATCATTCGCAGCTGCAACAGCTCGCGGCATAGTTTCTGAATGGAACTTGCCAGATAGAAAACTAATTATTCGAAATATCAGAGGAACATTTACACCTAACACATCAGTTGTTGGTGTAGATACAGGCGCAACTTGGACACTAGTGAGTGGCGATCCTCAAGAGAATGCGCTCGATTCGTTCGAAGAAAATGTTCTTCTCGAAAACGAAGCAGACAATATTCTTGACTGGACCGAGACTAATCCGTTCGGCACATTAGACGAGACATAATATGTTATCTGGTCAACATTTTTATCATCGCATTACGCGCAAGATGGTCGTTGCTTTCGGCTCGATGTTCAACAACATCAAGTTATATCGCTACAATCTAGCAGGAACAACTGAACTTGAGAGAGTCATTGTTCCGCTAAACTATATCTCAAAAGAAAAATTTTATCAGCGTATTACACAAGATCCTAACTTGGATCGTCGTGTGCAGTTGACACTTCCTAGAATGTCATTTGAAATGACAGATATTGCATATGATACGACCCGCAAACTATCTCCATTTATCAATCAATATGGTGCATTAAACGATACTGCTATTAAAACTACAACTCTCGCACCATATAATTTTAATTTTGCTCTTTACATCTATGTTCGTAATACTGAAGATGGCACACAAATTATAGAGCAAATTCTTCCATATTTTAATCCAGACTATACAATGACGCTTGATCTAGTTGGTGTAGGCAATCCAGTTGATGTTCCATTACTTCTTCAAGGCGTCAATTACAGTGCTGGCGGATCAGATGGTCCTCCGCAAGAAATGAGAATGTTGCAGTGGAATCTCAGTTTTACCATGAAGGGATATCTATATGGTCCAGTGAGCAACGCCAAAATTATTCGAAAAGTCACAGCAAACACTTATGCATACAACAGCGGTGGATTAGAAGCAAAAAGTTTCACACTTAATACTGGCTCTGGCGATTTCAAAATTGGTGAGGCAGTTTATCAAGGTCGTTCACTGGACACTGCATCCGTAAGAGGATTTGTTAGCAGTTGGAGTAATACATCTAATACTCTTGTTGTAAATGATGTGACAGGTTCTTTCAAAGAAGGAACAGTGCTCAAAGGTGCTGTTTCTAATGCTTCTTACAATCTCTACACCTATACATCGGCTACAGATTATCAGTTAAATAGAATTACCGTCGAACCAGATCCGCTCAGTGCAAATATCAACACTGCGTTTGGCTTCGATGTTGACATTGATTATGCACCAAACATATAATTTATGAGCGAAACAGATAAAAATCTAGCAGAAATTTTGAATACTGATTATGTTCCTGTGGTAAAAGAGGAATCTAAAAGTGTTACAATTCATGAGCCAGACCGATCAGATAATAATCCTGACGCTCTTTATTCTCGTGCAAATTATTATAATCTTATCGAAAAGGGTAACGAGGCTTTGGACGGCATTCTTGAAGTGGCGAAAGAATCGCAGCACCCAAGAGCATATGAAGTAGCAGCAAATATGATCAAGAATCTCTCTGATGTGACTGAAAAACTTATGATTCTTCAAAAACAACAACAGGATTTGAAACCAAAGGAAGTTGCTCCTACTAATATTACAGTAGACAAAGCAGTATTTGTTGGATCAACAACTGAGTTGTTAAAGAAACTAAAGAATGAATCTTCCGACTAAAATAAAGAATTATCTTGGCAATCCGCACTTAAAAAAAGTCAATATGCCAGTTTCGCTTACGGAAGAAGAAGTCCGTGAGTTTGTCAAGTGTTCACAAGATCCTATATATTTTATTGAACGCTATGTGAAGATTATTACTCTTGATAAAGGTTTTGTCAGCATCAATCTTTATCCGTTTCAGCGCCAAGCAATTACAGATATTAACGATAATCGAAAAGTAATTTTAAAGGCAGGTCGTCAGCTTGGTAAAACGACCATGGTTGTTGGTTATATCCTTTGGTATATTCTTTTTAATCAAGATAAATTTGTAGCCATTCTTGCCAACAAAGCGCCAACAGCACGCGAAATTCTCAGTCGTATTAAAATTGCATATGAAGCATTGCCGCTCTGGATTCAACAGGGCGTCAAGGTATGGAATAAAGGTGATATTGAACTTGAGAATAATTGCCGTGTAATGGCAACCTCTACGGCATCAAGCGCGATCCGTGGTTTTTCTATCTCGCTTCTATACCTTGACGAGTTTGCATTCGTACCGAGTAATATCGCTGAAGAGTTCTTCACCTCTGTCTATCCAACCATTTCTTCTGGTACAAGTTCTAAGATTCTTATTTCCTCAACACCAAACGGCATGAATCACTTTTATAAAATGTGGACCGAAGCTGTTGAAGGTCATAACGGATTTAAACATATTGAAGCCAATTGGCGTCAGGTGCCAGGTCGAGATCAAAAATGGGCTGATGAACAAAGACGTGTTCTTGGCGATCAGAAATACTATCAAGAAGTTGAAACTGAGTTTATGGGTTCTTCTGGAACACTTATCTCAGCCGCTGGTCTTAAGAGTTTGGCTTTTGTAACCCCATTGAGTAAAACTGAAAGCGGAATATCCGTTTACAAACAACCAGCACCTGGTCGAAGTTATATGATCGTAGCCGATACCTCTCGCGGTAAAGGGTTAGACTACTCGGCATTTGTTGTAGTAGACATATCTTCTATCCCATACAACCTTGTTGCGACCTATAAAGACAATAATATCAGTCCTTTGGTGTATCCAAGTATCATTAAAAAAATGGCTGAGTATTATAATGGAGCATACGTTTTGGTTGAGATTAACGATAATGGTCAGCAGGTTGTTGACTCATTGTTTGAGGACTATGAATACGAAAATATTTTGTCTAGCGTTGAACTAAAGAATCGTATGACGTTGACATGGGGTTACGGTAAGAAATCAGATCGCGGTATTCGTACCACAAAGTCTGTAAAACGGCTTGGGTGTTCAGTTCTCAAGAATCTTATAGAATCTCAGCAAATTCTTATCCAAGACTTTGAGACTATATCAGAATTATCCACATTCATTGCTCGCGGCACAAGTTTTGAGGCAGACGAAGGTAGCCATGACGATCTGGTCATGTGTTTGGTGTTATTTTCTTGGTGCACCAGCCAAAACTTTTTCTCTGAAATTAGCGATACCAATATTAAAAAGCGACTCCACGAAGAACAAATGCGGCAAATTGAGGACGAAATGTTACCATTGCCTGTAACATTAGACGATAATAATTCTTTTGTATCGGATGGGGCTGTTTGGAATGTTGTGGAGAGCAAAAACTGGGGTACATAACCTTAAAAACTCCTTTTTACTAAATAATTTCGTAGATTTTCTTAATTCT